TCTGTTTTAATCTTTTATCCATTTTTTGATCTGTAAATTTATATCTCATTTGATTAAAACTTGAATCCTGGGATTTTTCCAAAATCTTTCTTTAAATCTGCAAGAGTCATATTACCACTCATAGTTCCAGTTGTTTTTCTTTGGTTGACGGTACCTTCACCCACTGTTTGACTAATATTTACCGTGACTCCTGTTCCACCAGATTCTTTCAGAGCGGCAGCGTATGCCTCTTTTACTAACTTCTTATCTATTTTTTTAGGTGTAGGTGACTGGTTATTTCCTGATGATTGTTTCTTTATTGATGTCGACGCGGCACCTGGTACAGGTGTTGCGCCTACAGGTGAAATCTTCTCTACTACAGTAGTTGCAGCCGCAGCATCTCCTCCCCAATTGCCTGATGGGCCAGGTAACGTATCTGGATGTGGTATACCATTTGACGCATAGGAGGCCTGTCGTAACGGATCTTTTTTGTTGTTTAATTTCAATAAACTGATAATCTCTGGATCGAATTCATTTATTATATTATTGTCTCTATACCAAGCTTGGTCATATCCAAAATGCTGCCCGTATTTACTTGGTAATTTATTACCTATATATCTAAAATCACAACTTACATTTATAAACTTAGGAAATTGCATTCCCCTACGTGTTTCCCAAGGACTACTTTCTTCTACTGTATAACTCAATGAATTTAAAAATCCTGGAGCCTCAGATAAAAGACTTCCAATTGTCAATTGTGTCATTGGTGGAACCATTCTATTGCTATTATTTTTATCATAATCTGGATAACACAATCCGATTAAATAATTTAATTTCTCCATCAAAAATGGAAATTCAGTTAGTGATTTTGGTGCTATAGAAAAGTTAAAACTTATATTTCTGTCAGCTCCTTTATAAACATGAACTTGGTCTGCTCTACCTATATATCTTTCTGATGCCCAATCTGGAGTTATATTATCATTTATACCAGATAATATTGCTCTAAAAACTATATTACTCCCATCTACCATATCCTTAAATCTAAATTTTATGAAATCACGTTCGTCATCAAATTCATTCATAGTTTCCTCTGGCAGTGGATCACCATATCTATGTGCATTTATCTTATCTATTTTATCGGAATCTTTTGGATGAATCACTCCAAGCCTTGAATGCCATGATGTATTTAATGATGTATTTGGTTTTCCTTGATGCCCTATATCATCTACTACTTTTTGTCCTTTAATCTTATTATGACTTTGGCCATATCCAGTGTTACCTGCATTTGACAAATTAACATATTGTTTAAGTTTATAATTTTGCTTACCCCTTTGCTGGGTTCCTTTATGTATTGCCTTCTTATCTAAAGTTTTTTGTGAATCTACATATCTAGAAGGTGGATCTGGAGATTCCTCTAAGTTATACCCCGTAATTGAACTTGCGGCTGATGTAAATGATTTTGTGAGTCCTCGCAATAAGCCTTTTTTAAGTTTATCTCCAAATGTTCCATCGGCAGTTTCTTCTGATTTAAAACTTTCGTTAGCCCATTGCGCTAATTTATTCTTCTTCCCTCGTCTGTTTTTTTCTCCCCAATCATAACCTTCATATCTTTCATATAATCCTAGGGTAACAGGAGATACTGAACCTGGGTCAAAAAAACTCTTTATAGGATTAAAAATACTTGTTTTTATTGTATTCAAAAGTCCCTCTGCACTAATATGTCTTTGTAATTTTACTACTCTTGTAGCGTTCGCTTCAAAGCTCAATGGATTAAATACTCTTGTTTCCTCTCGTGGATTTAATGCCTGTAAAAGAGCTTGTTTTCCTAATATAAAATTTCCAGTATTACCACTATCATGTAAAAGTGTAAATAATCTATGTAAATCTGCGTCTACTCTAACTAACGCTGTCGGCAATCCACCTCTTACAAATTCTATAGTTGGTCCAGCTCCTTGCCTTCTATCAGTATTTCCACTATAACGAAAAACTTCTTTAAGAGATTTCCCACTCACATACGAATCCTGATCACCCACATCATCATGAGGTCCACCCATATCTAACAAAGATTTATAAATAATAGGATGAATTGGAAATAATGAACCATGACCTGCTTCTTCTCTTATTTTATGAGGGTTCTTCCATTCCCAATAATGATTTATATAACCAAATTTTCCATATGTTCCACCTTCTGCATTTGTAGGATGTACAAATTTTCTTGCTAGCTCAGAACCTATTTTTGGAACTTTATATGTAGATGCTCCTATCATAGTATTAAGTCTAGTTACTTCGTCATCATCCGCTAAATTAACTGATGAGTAAATTGGATAATCTTCAGGTGAATAAGAATTAGGCAAAGGTACCACTCCTTCACTAGAACGAACTCCCAAGTTGAAATGAGTTCCAGATTGACCCAAAGCTACGGCTCCATTATGTAATGGGGGAGTAAATCTTCTACTGTAATGCTTTCTAATATGCCAGCTGCCTTGACCTGGAAAAGGAAAATCATATCCATCCATACCATCTAAATTTGCTGATATTTTTATCTTAGATCTATCACCGTTTTCATCTATAGGAATTGCTAATTTTGAAGCTATTCCAGTATGTGGGTCTCCTGTTTTCCAATTTAGTTTTCCCATATTCGTGGTAAATCCAGCTGGATGTAAATCATCTTCTGGATTAAAATCTTTACCTTTTTTAGTTCCAGCCATAAAATTAACACCTTTAGACTGTAGACTTGGTTGATTAGACGCGGCCCAGGGATACTCACCCATTTGGTCCCACATAGTTTGACCTCTTACATCCCAAGTATTTGGAACGTCTGGAATTATAGATTTAGAACTAAGTTGCCACATATGAGGACTATCAACTGCCATATTTTCTGTAGGAGGACCAAAACCAAAGACATACTTACCAGCCAGGTCACCCTCCGTAACCATATAAGATAATTGAGACCTAGAATTATGTGGCAATTTTGTTATATCTTTACCAATATTCTTCCAAAATCCTAACGGTAAGGTATGAATACCATCTGCCCCAACTCTCTGATTTCCACTAAAATAATCAACACCTTCCTTTAGAGAAGAATCTGCATTACCTAAACCTGTAACCGTTCTTCCACCTTCTATTCCAAGTCTAAAAGTTCCCTGGTGAAATCCGTCTACTACTGGATAGTTATATGATTTTCCATCTTTAGAAATTCCTACAAATTGAGACTTTGTCTTATCTATAAAAAATTTGGTAAAACCAGTTGCATGTAACTCTTCTGAACCCATAGGTCCTGGAAAATAACTTTTTGCAAGTATATCATCGTTAGTATTACCTGGCATTCCTAAATTTAACTTTAAAGTATTTGGATACTTATAGTTTTTCCCATCTTCAGAAATTCCTATAAATTTACTTTCACCAATTTGCATATTTTTGGTAAATCCCATAGCATCTAAATCTGTAACTCCACCTGGTTTTGGAAAATAATTAACAACACCTGGTTCATGTCGTTTTGGAACTTCAACGAATTTTATGTTTGGATTAAAAATGGTATTACCCATCTTACTAAATTTTTCTGCTAATTTTTGCCTAAATCCACCAAGTTCACCTTTTCTATCAAATTCATCCGATCCACCTTTGGGTTTGTCAAATATCTCACCAAATCTTTCACCAATATCTTGCAATTGACTACCTAAAAACATACCACCTAAATCTATACCCTTCATTCTATTTTCTGCTTGTTGTTGCTTCCGCATCCAACTTTCTAGAGATTTTTCCAATCCAGGTATATCTTTAAGAGTTAAATTCTTATCATAAAGAGGATTTGATTCATCACCCCCAATGAGAGCAATTCGGTTTTTAATATAATCCACCATTCTACCTGCACTCACATATGCATTTTTATTAAATTCTGATTTCCTATGATTTTCTACTAAAGTCTGAGCAGATTGTAGATTTTTTAACTCTGTTTGATATTGAGTCTTTGCTTCAGCTATTATTTCAGCTCTAGTATACTTATTCTTCGTAACATCATTAATCATACCCGCCTTTTTTTTGTAAATTTCTGATTCTAATAAATCTTCTAAAAACTTTGTTCTACCTACACCAAGTCCCGTTTTTATATCAGTAAGAGTCTTTAATGCCGACGTAATATCACCAGATAATTCTATAACTGGTAAATCTCCAGGTTCCCTATATGCTAAAAGCCACGGATCATTAGATGACCTCCCAAAATTACTAATAGATGGATTAATTTCTCTGGACTGTCCTTTTGCTTTAGTTACATATCTACCTTTTTGGGTTACTCCTTTAGGTGAATATTTTTTTAATTTTGGTCTGTTTAAGTCTGATAATGCCATCGTTAACCCTCTATAAATCCTCTATAAAGTTTATTTTGACCCCTTGTAGTTTCTGCAATAAATCTTTCTGTTTGTTGAGATGCGTGTGCTTGTCCTTTACTAACTGTTTGTTCTAATTTATTCAATGCTCTTGTATTTTCCATAAAAGCATTAGCTATCATAGTATCAGAACTACCTAATCCCGCTGCCTTTTTTATTCCTATGAGTGTGTCATCCTCACTAAATGGAATTGGAGCCATACCTGGTCTAGAAACAAAATCTTGTTGTTTAGCGAAGGTTGATCCAAGTGCTGCTCCACCAGCTGCTCCTATTCCTACTACAGCCAGACCTCTTGCTACAGACATCGCATCTATTGCAAAAGAAAGACCACCTGACATTGCAGTTCTTATAGCTGGAACAGCCGCGACTAATAGTCCTACTACTCCACCAATTATACCACCCAATAGTTTATAATTTCCTTGAGCTTTTTTCGTAACTTCATTTGAGGCTTCCTGTGCTGAAATCATCTTGGCTACATTTGAAATATCAGTTCCTATAGCATTACTAAGTAATTTTCTTTCTACCAAATTTAATCTTTGAAATTCTAACTCCCCACCTAATTGATTCTTAACTTCTTTCATCATTCCTACTAGATCATTATTCATCATCAATTGTCTAGCTCTATCTAAATTCATATTTTTCTGAAGTACTGAATTAGCCATAAATTGTGCCCCAATAGAGCCTTCTATATCTAATAAATGAGAAGCTATCTGGTCAGCTACTTCCAATCCTATACCCATAGTTCTTATATGTACAGCTGCTTTCATAAATCCTTCAGCAGTACCGTCAGCATATTTTGCCATCAATTCTGTAGATCCAGCTATATCTTCAAATACTTTTGATGGTAATACTCCTTTAGCTCTTGCAAATTTAGCAACTGTGTTCTGTACATTAATTAATTGTTCATGGCTACTATCCGATAAAGCACTTTGTATTCTTAATATTTTTACTGCTTGTTCTGCTTGAATACCATAAAAGAATGATTGTTTTTTAAGTTGCCAAGCTATGTTGGTATTTACATCATTGACGGTTCCAAACTCTTCCGCCATCGATTTAACATAACCTGAATTAATAAATAATGATGGACCTAATTTTATACTCCGTTCTAGAGAAAGCCCAGTTTCAAATGCAAACTTAGTCATTTTAGCTGCCATTGCAGCTACTCCCGCAGCAAGTCCTATTGCTCCTAACTTCATCACATTAAACTTCCCTGCAACACCTTTTGCTTTTTTATCTACTACCACCAACTCCTTACCCGTCTTACGTACACTTCCACCAACTGGCGCCCTAAACCACTTGTTCATTTTTTTACCTAGGGATTTTCCAAGATCAGCACTTTCTACCAATCCTGAAGTAGTACCTTCAACTGTGCCTTGGTATAACCCCTCTTTCAAGAACCCACCTGAAGCTTTAGCTCCTTCTCTAAATGAACCTTGCATATTTTTGCTCATATCACCAAAATTTATTGCATCTGCTAGAAAATCTCCAATGAACGGAATTTGACGAAATGTACTCTCTATTCCAGTCATCATTTTATCTATAGAATTAGCTCCCGCATTTACAACATTATTATATCTTTTCTGCCCTTGCTGTAACTTATTTAATTGTTTTAATTGGTCTCCTAAAACTTTATCTCCAGATTTTTGAGCTTCTAGAATTTGATCATTAAGGTCTACCACATCATAAGTTTCTTTATGAATATTTTTTGTATTTATTAAAACCTGTTTTGCTATATCTAAATAAGCTTTATTACTTTTAACAATTTTTTCACTAGCATCTGAAGTATCAGTAACAGATTTTTTGATGGTTTCAGAAATACCTAGTATAGACCTAAAAAGTTTAGGTTGTTGTTTTAACAACTCATTAAACTCTTTAAGGTCATCTTTTTGTTGTTTTGTTAATTTTGGATCTGCCATAAGTTTTATCTTCTTTTAATTGAATAGTGTAGAATACACTATATATAAATCATTTCCTAATTAGTCTAAAGAATCAAAATAATCTGATACGGCATCATATCTATCAGCCCATTCAGGATCATCTTTTTTCTTCTTTTCTATATGCTGTATAATATCTTTACCTATTTTATCAGCAGCCTTTATATGTCTTTTCATAACTGGATCTCTTGATAGAGCTTTCAAAACTTTTGTAGATTTCTTTTTTGCGATTGCTTTAAAAAGACTACCGAGAAATTCTGTAATTATTTTATTTTCTTTTACTATATATTTAGCCAAGATTGACTCCTAAAAACTTAAATTGAGGGATTCATATATAAATATACAGATAATCATTTTTTAATTTTAGGAAAGTTTGGATTGATAGATTTTCTTTGAGATTTTTCAATAGCTTCTTTTTCTTCCTTATAAGCCTTGTCTAATCTTTGAATATACCATCTTCTTAGATAAACTGGCATATTATAGGCTTGTTCAAAAGGTATTGATCCTCTAGAATTAAATGTTAGTTGAAATATCTGTTCGTGAATCTGAGCTTTATACTCAGGAGGAAGGCCAAAAAAATCGAACCGTCATCGGGACGGTTATCTCCACTTGCTCACCATCCACTTCAATTGATATGTCTAAATCAATATCGGGGGTGTTGTTTGAAATATATTCTCTAAATGATCTACTATCTACTGCAAAAAATTCATTATCTACAAAATTATTAACAACTGATTGTTCAGAATTACCATCAACTTCAACTATCATGTGTTTTAATCTAGTAGTAAGAGTTCTATCTATATCACTAACTTTACTTAATGATTTAGCGTGTCTTTCAATAGCATCAACATCACCACTAGTTAAAAGTTTATACTTAATAACTCTATCAGTAGTAGGTAAAGTAAATTCAAATACATTTTGTCCTTTAGTTCTCTTACTAAAATCTACTGAAACATCCTTCAATGAAGTTAAATCCAAAGTATGTGTTGTAGGTTCCCCTGTAACGGGAGACATAACCTCAAACTCATATTCTTTACCATAAGCTAACACTCTTGCAGCTATCAATAAAGCATTTTTATCACCAATCAATAAATCTGATACTTTGACTTTTTTATCAACTATCAAACTATCTAAAAGTACATCTAAAACAATACCTTTAGCAATAAGATTTTGTGATGTCAAAACATCTTCATCTTTAGCTGTCATATATTTTAATTCGACCTGTCCACTTGATAATGGACTTTTTTCAGGATAAAAATATCCTTTCGACGGTAGATCGATAACTTCCGTCGGAAACGTAGTTTCGGGCATGTTATTCTCCTTAATAAGATTTATAACTGATTGTAAATATAACTAAAATTTTTCAAATTAAATTATTTTTTTGGTGCGAATTTCTCTTTAATTGGTTTAAGAATCATATCGAAAAGAATATCGTCATATTTTGTTGGGGTAAGTTTTACTATTTTTTCAATTGCGTAAATACCAACTAAAACATATTCCCAATTTGCTGCTATCCATTCACTCATTTTTATTCTCCGTTATTATTAATTTTTAATTAATTAGAATTGTAATATTGCGTAATCGTATCTAAGTGATAACTCAATATCTACTGGATCCGATCCATTTGCAAAATCCAAATCATTAAAGTTTGCATCTTGTACCCATGCTCCTTTTAATGTCCATTCTTCTACTACATCACCAACTGGTCCTAATAAATTAAAAGATACATCTTTTTTATAAAAATCTGAATATCCATCACGACCTGTTACTGATTCGTGGGATAATCTCACCCATTCCATACATGCTTGTGCTGCTGAAGGAACTACTGGATCATATAAAGTAACTGATAAGGGTTGCCACTCACCTTTACCCTTAATATATCTCTTTACATTAATATGATCTAATACTATTTCTTCAAATGTTATTTGAGGCCTACTAGCTGTTTTAATCAAGTATGCAGGAATACCTTCTATATACATGACATACCGATTTTTCGTTTTCGGTTCAAATGGGGTAAACATTATTTCAGTTGCGTCAATTAACTCAGGCATCTTTTCTTCTCCTAAATAAGATTTCTTTTCAGTAATAAATATAACGGTAATGAAAAATTGCGCTTATATTAATAATATCCTTTTGAAGTTTTTTTGAAGTTATTATAAAAACAAAAAACCCCAGTAAAAACTGGGGCTTTTAGTTATCTTATAAAGATATTTTATTATTCTGGAAAGGTTGCTCCAGTAGGTTGAACAACAAAGTCCAATACAATGAACTCAGCAGTTCTTGTAGGTTGAACAAATATCTGTCCAACTAACCTATTTCTATCTATTTCATCTGGTGTGTTGTTAGAATCATCCATCACTACTCTAAAAGCATTCAAACCACTATTGGATTGTACATTTTCAAGATATGGATTAACCGTATTCAAGAAACGATTTCTTGTTGCGGTTGTATTCTGTTCAAACACCAAGAATTTAGATGTTGAAGCAATAAACTTCTTCAGATTAATTAACAATCTACGAACATTAATCCTATCAAGTGCTGATGGTTTGGATTGTAATGTTTTTTGTCCAAACACTGTCGGTCCTTGACCTGGGAATGTTGCAATTGGATTAATTCTTTCTTCATAAAGTTTATCCCTCTCTGCATGATTTAACTTAAATTTAGCTTTAGAGGTTATAGTCAATCCACCTCTATTTAATCCTGCAGGTGCAAACCATTCTTGACCTATCCTGTCATTAAAAGCAAATACACCAGCTAAAGCAACTGAAGGTGGTACCCAAACTGGCTCCACATTACCGCCGTCTATGGCATAATTTACTTGTACCCAGGGATAATACGTAGCTGCATAATTGGTATCTAGTGATCCAAGAGCACTAGTTGCTTGCGAAATAGTATCTGCCCAATGGAATCCGTCCATTATATAGAAACAATCTGCTCTTTCTTCCATCTTAGTTATAGCATGTTCTGTAATATTATTATGACAATTACTACCATCTTTACTATGAATTATTCCAGGAATTACCAACATATTAATATCGAATTCATCTGGATTAGAAATAGCATTAATAGCTCGTTTATACAATGCAGTACCACTAGTACTTGAAGTAGAACAATCAAATCCCATCACATTAGTAGTAGTTACATCATTACCCATAGATGGTTTTGAAGCTGGATCTACACCGTCGAATCCCCATTGAAAAGGAACTGCAAACCGTCTCTGACCTATATCAGATAAAGCTAATGTTATCTTTTCAGATGCATCTGATACCACTGAAGGACTTCCAGGTAATGTATCTGAATTAGCATGTCCATAGCAATTATTTAAACTAAAGCATTCATTAGATCCAGTTCCTGTTCCACTTGGAATAGGTGAAAGATAAGCTGCTCCATCATTATCATATTTGCCTCTTATTCTATTAGCTGTTCCAATGTCCATGAAATCAAATCCATGATACGTACTTGCTTGAAAAGTTTGTTGATCAGTATTATCAACTTGTTGAAGCTTCATTGAAGCTGAAGGTACTATCGTACCACCTGGAATTGGATTATCTAAAGATGCATATCCATACGGTACTACAGATTTTGGATAATTTTCTATATTTTGAAAATCACCAACTCTACACCATTTAGATCTATTCGGGTAGTCTCCATGATATGTCAATCTACCATTAGAATCTACGACTACATGAGCATCACCAATTTGTTTTGCAAAATAGCTTGGAGAAGCTGGATTAAAATCACAATTTTCCCAAGTTTCTGGTGCTCTACCATCTAGAGGTATAATAGAAAGAGTAAAATCTCCATAATCAGATCCTGGAATTGTTCCAGCTGCTCTAATATTAGAAATACCTACTTTATATTCAGAATTCATATTAGTACCATGACCTATTGTATATACTCTAAATAAATTTTTAAAAGTTCTAGATGTAGTGCCGCCATCCCATCCAGTTGCACCTTGATCTATAATATAAGGTGTTCTTGCAGTACAATAATCAACATTTCCACCCCAAGTAGCTGAGTTACCTACTGCATCATATTGTGCAGTATAAGCTCCATTAGTTCCACCAGCAAAATTTAATCCTGCGGATGCTGAAGCACTACCAGTAACTTGTAATCCACCTAAAGAT